ACCAAGTCCGCTATGTATAACGAATCCTGCAAACCCAACCCAGAGTAAAACTAATGGTACAGCTATCATAAACATAAATACGTCGTTAAACGTAGTTCCTTCACTTGCTTCTTTACTCATTCTTGTTTTTTCCTCCATTTTCCTTGGTTGTTTTATTATTTTTCTGACAACTGCATACAGTATCAGGAGTATGAAAATCATACCCGCTGAAGCAGAAACAACTGCCAACATTTCTAATATTGTTACCGCCCATTCCATTATTCCTCTAAAAATAATTCCTCAATTATAAAATAATTGACCCACTCATAGGTTCCGTTTCTTTCCCAATCTGCCCATAGATTGACATAAACAATATAATATCCTGTATAAGGCTCTGTAAAATATTCAGGCCCCGAGTGAAGCATATAATCATTCTGCTCCCATCCAGTAATATTAAAGAAATAGTCATTATACATATAGCCATTCCATACTGTTTCATTGTCTTCTACTTTCAGATGTCCGACATCATATCCGACCATAACGGGCAATGTATCCTGGTCACAGTCAGTATCTATATCTATCGTTATATTTAACGTAGATTCATCTTCTCTGGAATAGTTTCCATATTGCATACCATTCCAAAAGTAAGTTTCATTAGCCGTGCAATTATATTCTTCATATTCACAGCTACCATCATCTTCCTCGGCTCTGTCATTATAATTTGATGCATCTATATCCATACATCCAACGACAGTCTCATTCGTGGCCGTCTGGTTTCCAGTATTATTGTCCCCAGGTCCACCGAGAAATTGGCAGCGCCCATTATCGTGCGTTGCCTCCTTATTATAGTTTTCAGCGTCGGGATTAGTACATCCATAAATTACAGGCGGTGGAAATACACACGAACCATTATCGAATGTAGAATCCTTGTTGTAATTTACCGCTGAAGGGTCCATACAGCCCCCTAAAGGGCCTGTAGGTTCCTCCGAGTCGAATATGTCCCCGAACATATCTAGGTCGGCTGTACCGCTCCCAAACATAGCTAAAATGAGGACTGTTAAAATAGAACCTATTTTCTGTCCTAACTTTGTCTCCCCTATTTTGTCGGCAGTTTTGCCTATTTGTTCGAATACACCCTCTTCCTCTTCTGGTTTTGGGCCAGAGAGACCTAGGGCCGTCTTTTCTTCATCAGAAATGACGTTTATAGCTCCATAATCGTCCCGTGCCATTATTATTATTTATCTAAGTTGATGCTACAAAAACTTCTAAATCACACGCTGCTGTATCTGCAAGAGCTGTTATGTTTACTAAATCTTCTAACGCTAATGAAAGCGCTGAACCTGAAGCATCCATAGTATCTACTACTCCTCCTGATATATCGCCATTATAGATAAAGGACTGCCCTTTGTCTACTTTGACTGCGAATTCGTGATTTCCTTCACTCTTAAAAGTTAATACAACGTGATTTGTGTCATCTAAATTAGTTATTCTAATATACTTAACTGTAGATTCTACGAATGTTCCTGCAGCTACTGCAGTGCTCATTGCGACTAGTTCTACTTCTGACGCTGGTACGTTTATTATTCTTTTTGATATCTCAGCAATACTTGCTAAAGATAAAGTATTTGTAGAACCTTGATTCTGTCCATTTAGATTAATACTTTCTGTTACTGTTACGGTCATTGTAGCTGCCGTTATTGTACTTGCCATTATTTATTACCTCTTTTTTTCTTTTTCCGTTCTTCCATAGCTAATCGCTTTCCAGCTTTTGTGTATGGAAATGTTTTCTTACCTACTTTAGGCATTATTGTTCTTCCTCTCTTGTTCTCTTATCTGCGGAATCATCGTTATTATCTTCTTTGGATTTCAAGTTACCTCCTGGCAACCCTCCTCCTTCACCTCCAATAGCTAACGCAGATACATCTTTAAAGTATGTTGTACCTTCATCAATTATTGACATTTGTTCTAGTAGCCTTTCTCTAGATATAACGTTCTTCTCAAAAAGATTTAACCATATCTCGGGTTCATAGTATTTATTGAATACTAATTTACACGGTTGTTCGGTTATATCAGGGAAGATTTGAGTCTCGAAGAATCTTGCGACTGCCCTCCTATATCGCTCTATCTGTCTCTCAGCTCTTATTTCTTGCCGTGAGATGATAGATTTATTAGCGCCACTTTGTTCTATTAGCCCAATTGAGAATAAATAATTCATCAATAAAGCAGATATAACTGGCTCTAAATGGCCCATCACTTCTAAAACTCTACTGTCTCTTGAACCTGCTCCAGTAGTTCCCATATATCCAACTTCGTGGTGGTTATCTATTGCAACAACTCCTTGAGTAGCAGATGCTATCTTATCATAAGTCTTAGCTAGGTTCTCTAAAGCGGTTTTTTTATCAGAGTCACTGTCCAAACCACTTAGGTCCGCACTAATTACTTTTAGATTAGATGCATTTTGTTTAATCGAAGCAAGAATATCTCTATCCACTCCTTTTAGTGCCTTGATTACGTGAAAGCTAGACCGACCAAATGGAATGCCGTAAGGTGACCGTGGGTCTCTCTTAATACGGCACAAGGCTATTTGCTCGTTTCTGTAATCATCATAATCAGATATTCTCCAAGTTTTTAAATTAACTAAAAATTTAGAGTCGGATGCGACACTAACTTGTAACATTTGAGTGTCTTCAACTTCATTAACTTTAGCTCCCAATGTAGATGAATAGGTTTGTTTCTGACCTGCGATTGTCGAAGGCATACCAGTACCATCTAATCGATTTGCTGGCTTATTAGAAGCAACCTTTCGCTCCTGTGCCATTAAATCAAGACGCAATAAGCGCCCATTCATAGCTTTTAATTGAGATAATTGACCATCATTCCAATATTTCTTTAATGCTCCCGTACCCTCACGGACTACATTAAGACCCATCATTTCTACTTCATCGTACGCTAGCGGGTCGGTTTCTTCGAAGAATGTTCTTACTTCTTTGGCACCTTTACCAACAAAGTGATAATCGGTGAACATCTCACCAACTACATAATCAACTAAAAAGGAGAACCACTCATTTTCTTGATATTCCACAAGATAATGGTCGTAAAATTTAGTTACTTCTTTATCTCTATAGTCTCCGATGTCTGTATTATATACATCAAAGGATTCCTGAGAATCAGTTAGCGGACTGTCGGCAGATGAAAACCATCCACCAAAAAATGATTTCTTATTATTTTCGGACATTGTGACTCTCCATTATTTATATTTGGAACAATTCTCCATCTTCTTCGTATAATGCAGGGTTCTCTAAATAAGGCCTACGTTTGTCAACCCAGATTATCGAACCTTTGCGTCCTACGAACGTAACATCATATCCGTATTTCTTTGCGTACGTTGCCAGAGCCCAGTGGCTTTCGCCAAAGTACTTGAATCCTTTAATAATTCTATGTAATGTTCCTAAAGGTATACCGAGTTCGTCTGCGAACACTCTGTAACTCTGTTTCTTACTCTGATTTCTATAGCACCAATTTAAGATAGCTATGCAATCATTCTCTAAATTTCCTCCGTAAAAGTTCATATTTTCAACTTTGATACTCCAAATCCTAAATAAGGTGGGCTTACATCTTTCGATAAATGTAAAAGGGCTAGGCCCATACTATCTAATAGGTCGATAGTGCCTCCTACAGGCTCTTTAAACTTCAAGTAGTTAGAAGTTCCTTGTACTTTCTGTACGACGACTCCGTCGTGTTCTAAAATGAACTTAGTATAAAAAGGTTCCGTCTTCGGAACACTCAGACGTCCGTCCATTATGATTTTACGATAGTTCTGTAACATATCGTGCTTATATGGACCTGTCATCCATACGCCTAGTACTTCTTTCTTTGCTGCCGTCTCGTTTGAGTATATCTTATTTGACGGTATTCTCCTAGGTTCTTTAGTAAGGTCTGCTGTTATTTGTATACCTGCTGCGGTAGCATCAGGGTAAATGCGTACTATTCTACCTTTATACGCGTGATATATACGTTTTATACGTTCTATAATAGGGTCATAGTCCCTGTGTCCCTTTTCAGGGGGCACGGGGGATATCTCTTCCCAGTAAACCATACGTGCATTACCTGCTAATACCTCAAACACCGTTATTTGCGTAGGATTTAACAACAATCCGTAGTCTATCCCCATAATATATTGCCTGCCTGCCTCTGATTTAAGAGTAAAGTCCCAAGTATCCTGCGCACAGGCCTCTAAAAACAGTTTTGGGAAGAATTTACCTGCAGATTTAGGGAATTCTCCCATATTTTCCGCAACAAAGTCCTCATTAAGCATACAACACTTGTTACACTTCCAGCCATCTATCTCTGCGTCCTCTGTTAATTCGCGCGGGGCACACAATCCCTTCTTCAATACCCACTGACAGGGGATATGTAGACGTTTGAAGCGGTTTTTTATATAGCTACGGG